GCTCGTTCCGCATCAAGGCGATAAGCACGTCACTCGCACGGGCGACGATTACGCCGATGCGATGGAGCGCTTGCTGCCTCAAGGACAGGCGTGGCCGCGCTCCATCGGAAGCATATTGATGCGAACGGTAACCGGCCTAACGCGCATATGGGGCGACGTTGAGATACGTGCTTCAGCCTTGCTTGAAGTCGAAAGCGATCCGCGCATAACGGTCGAGATGCTTCCCGATTGGGAGCGTAATTGGGGACTGCCCGATCCTTGCTACAGCGAGCCGCTTACGATTGCGGAGCGGCAACTTGCGTTGATGATGCGGATGACGATGCTTGGCTCGCAGTCGCGCGAGTTCTTCATTCAGGTCGCTGCAATGATCGGCTACACGATCATGATCAGCGAGTACCGCGTATTTGTTTGTGGCATCGACAGATGCGGCGACAATCGCGTCTATGGCGACGGCTCCAACCCGATGTTCAACGAGTGGCATCAACCAATCAAGGATGTCGGCGGAAATCCTGTTGCCCTTGGCGAGCTTTCGGAATGGCCGAACTACGGATTGGGTCCACCGGAGAACAGGTTCTATTGGACCGTCCACGTCGATCAAGCAAAACTGATCTGGTTCCGTGTCACGTCAGGACAGACCGGCGTCGATCCACATCTGCGCATCGGCCTTGCTGACGATCTCGAATGCTTGCTCAATCGTTGGAAGCCAGCGCATACGCATATCATCTTCGACTACGGCAACTTGAGCCATCCGGGCGATCCGATGGCGGGCACGCCTTGATAGGAGGGCACCTTGAAATATAACCAACCCTACGGCATCACCGATCCGAACGCCGGTTACATCAACGGTGATCCGACTGTCGGACAGATGGGTTCGATCCCGCCTGCGGCGAGCATCGAGCAGCCGCAGCGCGAAATCGTGAACCTGATCAATAACGCGAGGTATGGTGACGGGTTGCCGTTCGCAGTACCAAGCTCCACCGACCTCGCTCAGATGGTCAAGGCCGTACAGAGCGGCCTGTTCAACTACGGGCGCGACACCGGCACGGCGAATGCTTACGCGACCAACATCTACCCGCCGCCGATCAACTACTTCGACGGGTTCCGCGTCATTCTTCGGATCACAAACACGAACACCGGGCCTTCGGTGCTCAACATCAATTCGTTGGGCAACAAGAACATCGTGCATCGTGACGGCTCGACCTTGACCGGCGGCGAGCTTCAAGCGGGTACGATCCATTGCTTCATCTACGATGGCGTCAACTTCGAGCAAGTTTGGGGAGCAAGCATGGCGGCTGGTATGCCGATCTACTTGACTGCTCCAAGGAACTTCTACGTCAACTCGAATACAGGGAACGACAATTACGACGGAACCGTTGCCGCGTTCACGAGTGGCGCGCATGGTCCGTTTAGGACATTGCAGCGCGCATCTTTTGAAGTAATCAAATACAATCTCAACGGTTACATGATCACCGTCTACGTCGCTGACGGCAGCTACAACTCCGTGGACCTTTACATGGTCAACGGCAGCGGCAGCATCGTATGGCAGGGAAACGAAAGCGCTCCAGCGAATTGCTTGATCACCGGGGCCGGAAACACTTGCATCAGGGCGGCGAACGCCGGGAGCCAGTATCGCATCCAAGGCTTCAAATGCACGACCACCGGAGCGCCGCAGCCGGGTTCCTTGATGTGCGGCATCTACGCTGCGGGAAGCACTCTCGCGATCAGGAACATGGACTTCGGTGCCTGCGACGGTGGGCACATGGCCTGCGGCTATCAGTCGGCGCTCTACCTTGACGGGACATTCAACCTTTCTGGCGGGTGCGCTGGATCAAGCATCTTCAGAGGCGTGCATCTGTACGCCTCCACAAGCTCTCAAATCCAGATTGCGAACGGTTCCGTGCCGCCGACGATCAACATTCCAGCCGGGATCAACTTCAACGACTGTTTCCTCAAGCTCGACGTTATGAGCATGGCGCGCGTCTGGTACACGGCGATGAACGGGTTTGGAAACGTGTCGGGCAAGAAGTACACCGTTTCCACCAACTCCATCTCGAATGCTGGCGGCGGTCCAAACTACTACCCCGGCAACATCGCCGGAACCGTGGATACGCAGGGGCAATACTGGTAACCAAGGAGCAAGGACTTCGATGACTTTCATTGATCAGCCGTACACCTATGATCTAAAGGCTTCCTACTGGCTTGCGGACGATGGTCGTTTATTTGGGAGCGCGCCGCAGGCATTGGTGACAACCGCCGATCCAGACTATGTCGCTTGGTGCAGTAACCATGCAGCGATCCTGTGGCCACGCGACGATGGTGGCGCGCAGACCGATGCTACGCTTCAAGCGGTGCTTGCTCCGTTTGGCATCTTTGTAAACCTGAACTACTACGCAGCGAACTGCCGCTACAATCTTGCGAGCGGCGGCGTCACCATTGCGGGCAACAGGTATCTGTCTGATCCGACGGCGCGCAATACCGTTTCCAGTGCTCACGATTATGCGGTGGCAAATCCAGGCCACATCACAGATTGGAAGCTCGCCAACGGAACCTTCATCAAACTCAACGAAGCGCAACTTGCGCACGTGCTGCAAGAAATGGCGACGTTCGTTCAGGCGTGCTTTACTTGCGAGAGCAATCAAGTAGCTGGCATCGCTGGCGGCACGGTCACTACAAGGGCACAGATCGACGCGGCGTTCGCCGCCATTCCAACTACGTATCCGTAAGGGGATCGCCGTGGCTATCGTCAACATCACCGTTACCAATGACGCGGACTTCTATCGGACGTTTGCTTGGCAAACGCTCGCGGGAGCGCCAATCAACATGGCGGGCGGTCTGATGGAGATGATGCTGCGCCGCCACGCCACTGACGCCGCTGCTGTCCTTCGCCTCGGTAGCGACACCGGGGAGATTGTCTTTGTTGATCCGAACAACGGCGTCTTTACCGTGCGAATGTCGCAAGACATGCTCGAACACTTGGCGTTAGGGGATTACGAGCACTCCAACATTTTCTCGCGCGGCGGGTACAAGGTTCGTGTGTGGTCTGGACTACTGACCAACAGCGCGGGTCCAACCCGATGACCGACACAGGAATTGAAGTCATCCAAGACAACAACGTGAGCATCGCCTTGAGCGACGACACGGTTGTTGTTGCCTACGATGGCGAGACTGATGTCATCCAGACATTCGAGCAAGGGCCTCCCGGTCCTCCCGGTCCTCCCGGCCCACAAGGTCCGGTTGGCGATGCGTCGGATGTTGTTGGTCCGCCTGGACCGGCTGGACCGATTGGGCACGCTGGTCCGCAAGGTCCGCAAGGTCCGAAGGGCGACACTGGCTCGCAAGGACCGGCGGGCATCGGCGTCAACATCAAAGGAGAGGTTGCTACATCAGCCGATCTACCAACGGCTGGAATGAACAATGGCGATGCGTATGTAGCCAAAGACACCGGCGACGTTTGGGTTTGGAACGGCACGGCCTGGATCAATGTCGGGCCGATCCAGGGACCGCAAGGGCCGAAGGGCGACACGGGAGCGGTTGGGCCGCAAGGACCGCAGGGCATTCCCGGTGCGAGCGGTGGAGCGCCGTCCGACGCCGTTCCCTTGATGGATGGTACGGCTGTTCCCGGCGTAGCAACCAAATACACGCGCGAAGATCATGTGCATCCGACCGACACGTCGCGAGCGTCGTTGGCCTCGCCGGTGTTTGATGGAAATGTTCTCGTTCCGACCGGCGGCGTCAATATTGGGTCGAACGCAGACCCCGGTCTAGGAAATCTCGCCGTCACAGGCAGGCTGTCGGTAGGGAAAGTTTTGGTTCTTGCTGCGAATACCGATCTCAACACCATAACCAATCCCGGCATGTACGTTTGTGGCGACAGCACATGCACGCACGGTCCTTATATCGGAGGGCAATGGTACATCGAAGCGATCCCCTACGGCGACGGGACAAGCGCCTACGTTATGCAGCGCGCAACCGATCTTGTAAATCTTGCATTTGAATATCTGCGGCTCAAGATCAACGGTGTTTGGACGGCGTGGATGCAAACTTCTGCGCCGACCAGTCAGTACACGCCTTGGACGGCTTGGACGCCGACGTTGTCTGTTGGATCAGGAGCGCTGACCAGTGCTGTGGCGAAGGGGCGGTTCAAGCAACTCGGCAAAGTGGTGCATTTCAGCGTTGAGATACAAATCACCACGAACGGAACAGGCGGCACGTATCTCGGCTTCACGCTTCCGGCTCCCGCGATCCTTAGTGGTCAAGCATTTGCGTTTACCGCGACACTGGTATCCGGCGTGGCGTGCAAGGGCAGCATTCAACCAAATCTTCCTAATGCCGGATACCTCGCGAGATGGGACAATGCTTATCCCGGTTTTGATGGAGCGTGGATTTGGGCCTCCGGTACATACGAGGCGGCCTGATGGAGTTACAACAACAAGACGCCATCGGTGCTCTGAGCACGACAATCGTTGTCACGTTCGACAGTGAGGTTGATGTCATCCAGACGTTCGACGCCGGACCTCCAGGGCCGCCCGGACCTCCGGGCGCTCCCGGTGCTGGCGGCGATCCGGGCACGCCAGGACCGAAAGGCGATCCAGGCCCACAAGGACCCGTAGGTCAGACAGGTCAGCAAGGCATTCCCGGCCCACAAGGACCTCCGGGCACGCCCGGAGGACCAGAGGGTCCAGCGGGACCGGCTGGTCCACAGGGACCGGCGGGACCGACCGGGCCGCAAGGAGCCGCGTCAACGGTGCCGGGACCGGCTGGACCGAAAGGCGATCAAGGAGACACGGGCGCGACCGGAGCCGCATCAACAATTCCCGGCCCGCAAGGACCCGCTGGTGCGGTGGGACCGGCTGGACCGAAGGGTGACACGGGCGACGCATCAACAATTCCCGGCCCGCAAGGACCGGCAGGAGCGGCGGGGCCGCAAGGCGCGACCGGCGTCCAAGGA